GTCCCCTACAGTCGAACTCAGTAAGGCTGTCTCCACCGAAGACGAAGTTCAATCTTCAGTGGTCGGCCATCCTGATCAAGATGACTAGGATCACGACGGATTCCATCCAACCAATCCCACTTATGGAAAGCGAGATCATTTGAAAGATAGTTACCATCGATGATACACTTCATCAGTGCTGGAAGTCCCTCGATCTTGCATGAGGGTAGGATGGGCTTGACAACCCACCCATTAACTTCTTCACACTGAAGAGAGGTGTTCACCCGCTCCACGTCGTAACGCGGAGCCTCCGAAAAGTACCTCGGAGAGAAACTTATTCGACCTAACACAGATGAGAACAGACCCACATTTGGATATCTCCCTCTCAGGAGCTTTTCCAGCAGTGGGTCTAACGACATAGCACTGTGCCACATACCGGCAAGGTACAGCCGGTTACGAAGTGACACTGTCGCTAAGATCTCACTTGTGCAGGAGCGTGAGGCTGGGAGGTCCGCTCTGACGCGGACGACGGAGACATCAGTTCCGTCGTAATAATCCTTCCCACAGGACTCTCTGAACTTTCCAGTCCAGAAAGATTTATCCTGGTTGACCGTAAACCCGAAGGTCTCTAGCCAATCGATCACGCTTTGTGTCTTAGACGTGGGGACAATGATGTCATCCCCAAACGTCCTAACCTGACCGACTAAGTCGAGTATTTCCGACCGTCGGACCCTGGTGAACTCATTCATGCCATTCCTATCAACTAAGGAGCCCATCACAGCAAGTGTGACGAACACCATCGTTTCTAGGGGAAAGCACAATGCCGAGCCCATAGAGGCGAACTTGGACAAACGGATCACTCCGTGACCAGGTACGTCAGCCCGTTTAGACCTACATGCCTGAACCGCGCTCGAAAGAGCAGGGTACCGGCCAAGGAATCTTAGAACGAGTTGATTAGAAAGCGAGTCACTGGCAGCGCTCAGGTCGAGCGTAGCAAGTTTACCAGTGACGGATCCCTCCTCAGCGAGAAGCTGATTCGGAATCTGATCATCGTGGGAGTAGAAAAAACTCCCTATGGACCGCCGATAATTCTTTGTTAAGGAATCAAAGACGGCTTGCTGACAATACTGCATTGCAGCGGGTTCCATAGCGATAATTCTAGCCTTTCCAACCGTCTTCGGAACAGTTATGACCCTTACGGGCCTCTCCTGCTCCGGGGCAAGGAATGCCGCATACTCAGTGGCTTCACGCCAATATCTGAGACTTGGTACAAGGTATTCCTGATGAGGGAACCACTCGTCCAGGCGAACGGGCCATTCAGTCTGTGTCCACTTCTCGTTTCCGAGGAGTTTCTCAGCTGTAGACCCAGGACCATGCCTAGGCACAAGATGTCCGTTAAGGACATCCTCTTCAACGCTTTGCAGCGTATCCGCCCAGAGGATGTTGGCAACCTGCTCGAAGAGAGCAAGTTGTGGATCCAACAAACCGGACTGAATCTTTCGATCCAGTTCTTTTACATTCCTCTCCGACGCCATATACCCTTCCATGGCAGCATCGACGACCTGACGGTCATAGTCAATGCGAACCTTCTCAAACATCAGTGTCAACTGACGTACTGCAATTATGCAGAGATGGTTGGGTGATGGCAGAATAACACCATTCGGGTCGAAAACGTGCTGTAGGAAACCCTTAAATAATTCAGGGAGCCCTGCTCGTCTCTTAAAAGAAAGAAACGAGTCGGCAGCGACAAACCCTTGGTCGAGACTTTTTTGGAAGTCCTTACCAAAGGTCGCCAGCCTAACCGCAAGGAACGGCAGGCCTTCGTTTTCGTACCTACGTGTGACGTATTCCACGTCACGCGCAGTGTCGACACTACATAAAGCGGACATATCACATGCCGCTTCACCAAACAGAGTGAGCAGGCTTTTCATTGTACCCTCCTAACAGAGGTTAACAATCCTGTTCATGACGCAGATCCAAGATATGAAGGGGGACCAAGCTGGATGCTTGGCCCCCCCCCAGTCAAGGCTTCCTAGCCCCTTACGGGGAATCACCATACACTACCGGCCACTCGAAAGTGGCCAGAAAGATGAACAGCGACACTAGGATGTCTTCGAGGGCTGCGAGGAAGTCCCAGTCTATGTAGACCATTGGAGTAGTTAATTCCAGGCCCATGACTGTTACGACTCGCCGCCCAAGAACTTGACAAGATTGGCGTTTGTTGACGCCGTCAAGTTCGTCATCAGTCCCGTGCAAAGGTCCTTCAGCTCAGCTGCGGTGAAACCATCCTTCGGATGGTCGCAGACCAGATAAACAGAGGCGCTTACGCGCTTGTTCTGGGTACTGAAAAGAGGATCCGTCACGATCTTGTTTTGATCGAGACGAAACTGACGCCGGGTACGTGTTCCGTACTGATCCGAGACACTGAGTTTGAAAGCAGTGTCTCCCGAAGTAAATTCTCCGGAATTCAGAGCTTGCCCCGTTCGGGGCAAGCTCTGAGCGGAACCGACTGTGACCGACTGTGGATCTGCAAATGCCATGAAATGCTCTATTCAGGATAAACCACCGGCGCTTTGCCGATGGGTATTAAGTTGTAAGGAGTAAATCCCCTGATGGAAATTCACGTCCTAACGAGACGTGTCTAATATCTCGTGGCACCGCCCCGGTTCAACCCGAGGGCGGAAAGTATCGCCCATTGTCCTGCGCTGAATGCGTCAGGCTTCAAGGCGAAACCGTAAGGATTGCCAGCAGCCCGCTGTTTCGTTTCCGAACGCAGCGTAATGGAGCCGTATGGGGGGAACGAATGTTCCTCCTCCACGACTTTATGGCACATAATGTAACCATACTGCATGACTAGGCCATCGGAATGGAGTCTGGAAAGGTTAGCCATAACCTGACCAGTGTTAAACTTCCAGTCCACAAGCCACGACCATGGAGCCAGTTCCCATACGAGTGAGGGAGTAATCTCGACCCCGTATGCTCTCCTAACTGAATCTACGTTACGGAGAAGCTGTTCAGGTGGATCTTGGTAGTAGTACGTAAAGCTACCACTGAACCAGACACGACGTGAAGTCGTCCTGGTCACCTTTACAGTAATCTGGTTCCTACTAGTAGGAGCACCAGCACCTAAGAAGGGTAACAACCCTTCGGTGTAACTAGATGTTGTGGTGTCCGACTCGTGTATCAACTCAGCACGACGACGCAATTTCTTACCGACATTGGCTTTGAGCCATTTCCGACGCTGCTCGAACTTTCGATTAGCGTCAACAAATTTCTCAATGTCAGAAAGCGTTGGTTTCAACCCGAACTCGTAGTTCAGGTATTCCCCAGCGGCGTTTTTTCTTGAAAGTTGCTTATAGAGCTGCCGGCCAGGCAGCTCAGGCACATCTTGAACTAGCTCCCCAATAAATTGGGATGCATTGAACAAGGGGTTGGTGGGTATCGTCCGGCTAACACCGGCCGCGCCCCACAAATTCAAGTCGTTGTCCGAAGCAAGACTAGGATAGGCGGGATACTGTCCCGACCCATTCTGGAAGAACCTCGCTGGTACACGCGCTCCAGAAACTATGGAGTAAGTGCCTG